GCCGGTCCCGGAAAGATCGGTTCCATCATCGGGGGCTCGGCCAAGGACGGCGCGAGTCTTCAGGATCGTTTCCTGAAGAAGACCCCTGCTCTCAAGAAGCTGCGTGAAGATGTCCTGCACGCGGTGGAGGAGCGGGGGTCCCTGATCGGGCTGGACGGCAGGCGTCTTCCTGTCCGTTCCAAGCACTCGGCGTTGAACACGCTTCTCCAGTCGGCCGGTGCGCTGGTCATGAAGCAGTCCACGCTGGAGATGCACAGGAGTCTTCGCAGTCATGGAATCGACTACAAGCAAGTTGCCCACGTTCATGACGAACTACAGTTCGAGGTCGCGGAAGACCAAGCCACTCTCGCCGTCAATGTTCTTCCGCAAGCGATCACCGCGGCGGGAGAATACTTCAAGTTCCGTTGCAGGCTTGACGGGGAAGCCAAGCAAGGCAGGAACTGGTCGGAGACTCACTGAACGGGTCAAGGCCTACATCGCTGGCCTGTTCGATGGCGAGGGTTGTGTCCGGTACCATGCCGGTTCGGTTCGGGTCTCGATCACAAGTTGCTACCCCCACCACCTCAGGGACATCCAGAGTGTCACGGGGTTCGGCAAGATGCGGCGACGACGAAAGAAGTCTCCCGATCACAAGACCTGCTACGAACTGTCGATGGACGGGAACGATGGTGTAGAGTTCCTGAGGCTGGTCCTGAACTACCTCAAGGAAAAGAGGTACCAAGCCGAAATCGCCATCGATCTCAAGCGGTACCCCAAGTCGTCTCTCACCCATCAATCGCTTCTCAGGGAACTGAAGCGAGCAAAGAAAGTGGACTACACATGACCCGCGACCACCCCTTGGACGACTATACGTCCGACGAGATCCTGAAGTACATCGCCACCCGGTTCGACGCCTTCGTGTTCGTCGGTGCCCAGACCAAGAACAAGGCGGCTCAGGACCTGACCTACTGTTCGTCAGGAGCGTTTCACGCCTGTCTCGGTCTCGCCGAGACCGCCAAGCTTTTGGTCACCGCAGGAGGACCGGAAGAGGAATGAAGACCCTTGCTCTCATCGACGCCGACATCGTTCTGTATCAGGTCTGCAGCATGGTCGAGAATCCCATCGACTGGGGAGACGACATCTGGACCCTGCACGCGGACGCCCGCGAAGGAAAGATGGCGTTCGACACCGCTGTCGCGGACATCAAGTCCCGGGTGGGTGCGACCAAGACTCTGCTGTGCTTCTCCACCGACAAGAACTTCCGCAAGCTGGTGTACCCGGAATACAAGGCGAACCGCAAGGCTTCTCGAAAGCCCGTCTGTTTCGTTCCGGTCAAGTCCTATGTGTTGCGGAAGTACGACACCATGATCGAGGGAGACCTCGAAGCGGACGACTGTCTGGGTCTGGTCGCGACCGGCCCCAAGTCCCGGTGGCTCGGCTGCGAACGTGTGGTCATGGTCAGCGAGGACAAGGACCTGATGTCTGTTCCCGGTGAACTGTACAACCCCAGAACCGAGAGCCACCGTCTCATCACAAAGGAAGAAGCCGACAGGTTCCATCTGTACCAGACTCTGGTCGGCGACCCTGTTGACAACTACTCTGGGTGCCCCGGCATCGGGCCGGTCAAGGCCCAGCGTCTCCTCGACGACTCCCCGGCATGGGAAACCGTGGTCGCTGCTTATGTCGGTGCCGGTCTCACGGAAGACGATGCCCTGACACAGGCGAGAGTCGCTAGGATTCTTCGGCATCGGGAATACAACTTCAGGACCAAGGAGGTCAAGCTTTGGAATCCTCGTACACTCAAGTCTCGGACTCGGGCTCGCGCGAAGTCTTCGACACCGGCTCCCAGCGAGACACCCGAGTAGGCAAGGGTCGGTACGACCTGTTGTCTCCGTTCGTCATCCAGCGTGATGCCCAGCACATGGAGAACGGTGCGGTCAAGTACGGTGACCGCAACTGGGAGAAGGGTCAGCCCTTGTCCCGGTATCTGGACTCGGCCATGCGTCACATCCAGAAGTACCTGATGGGCCACCGTGAAGAGGACCACATGGCAGCAGCCCGGTGGAACATCGGGGCACTGATGCACACCGAGGAGATGATCCGCAGAGGGGCATTGCCTGCGGAACTGGACGACCTTCCCGAGTGGGAAGGCGACAAGATCAAAGAGTTCAAGGAAGCAACAAATGGAGCAGCCACGGCGAGATTCGCACTTTGACAAGTGTGCCTGCGGGGGCAACAAGCACAAGGGCAGGGAACGGTGCTACCGTTGCCATGCGAAATGGCGGTACGCGAACGATCCGAAATACAAGGCGATCAAGAACCGCAGGGCCGACAACAACGACAAGGGCGAGTGCCCCCGGTGCGGCGGAGTACGCCTGCTCAAGGCCAAGTTGTGCGACGACTGCGCTCAGGTCTCCATCAAGGGAGACGGTCCCATAGAGCCCCAGATGAGTTACGCCGACTGTGCCATGGTCTACTCCTATCTGAACCCGGACGATCCCATCACCCGTCAGCACGCCAAGACAGCGATCCAGACCGCCATGGTCAAGATCCGCAAGGCCATCGCCCAAGAGGGCACCCACGAAGAGCGGATCGCTCTGGCCGCTGGCTTGAAGGAGTTCATTGATGGATGACTCTTTGGAATCTATTCGGTCCAAGCCGGTCCCGCCGGTCTCCAAGGATCTGGTCGAAGACCTCGATGCCCGGTTCCCCCACCGCTGTCCCGGCATCCACGACTCGGAGAGAGCCATCTGGATCTATGCCGGTCAGCGTCAAATGGTGGAGTTCCTGAAGGAGACGCACCGCCGCCAGATCGAGGACTCCTTCAGAGGTTTCTCGAAATGAAGTGAAAGGACGGTCCCATGTGCATGTCTACCCCCAACTTCCCGAAGCCAGAAGCCCCCAAGCCACCGGCACCTCCTCCGCCCGCCCCGGCCCCGACCGCGGGATCGTTGCGGATGGGCCCCAAGCGTCAGCGGTCCACCCAGACCCGGGGTAAGTCTCGGCTTCTCATTCCCAGCCCCGGAACCGAGTACAGCGGGCCCTCAGGAGTGAATATGTGATGAACGCCAAGGCCCTGTACAACTCCTTGGAGTCCGATCGTCACACGTTCTTGGAGCGGGCGAGGGACTGCTCCAAGCTGACGATCCCGACTCTGGTTCCTCCACAGGGCCACAGTTCCGCCACGATCTACCCGACCCCGTTTCAGGGTCTGGGTGCCAGAGGCGTGAATCATCTGGCCGCCTCACTGCTGCTCAGCATGCTTCCCCCCAACCAGCCGTTCTTCCGTCTGGCTTTGGACGAGGAGGCTGTCCGGTCTCTTGGTGCCGGTCCCGGGGTCAAGGCCGAGATCGATCAGACCCTGTCCTCCATGGAACGGTCGGTCATGCAGGAGATCGAGACCATGGCGGTCCGGTCGTCCGTGTTCGAGGCCGTCAAGCATCTCATCGTTTCCGGCAATGTCCTTCTTCACATGGACCGGGGACGGCTCAAGGTTTTCCACTTGGATCAGTATGTGATCCAGCGGGACAGTTCTGGCGACATTCAGCACATCGTTGTGAAGGAAACGATCGCCAGAAACTCTCTCGAAAGGTCCATCCTCGACCAGATCGATGGGGAAGAGGGTGGTCCGTACAAGTCGGCCAAGGAAGACGAGGTCGATCTGTACACCTGCGTCCACCGGACCGGGGAGTCCTCTTGGGAGGTCTACCAAGAGATCGAGAACCATCGAATCGAGTCCACGGCCGGGACCTACAAGAACGACAACTTCCCGTGGTTCGCCTTGCGGATGAACCGGGTGGAAGGCGAAAGCTATGGCCGGGGTTATGTCGAGGAGTACCTCGGCGATCTCAAGAGTCTTGAGGCCCTGACCCAAGCAATCGTCGAAGGCTCCGCCGCCGCCGCGAAGGTCCTGTTCTTGGTCAACCCCAACGGGTTCACCAACGCGGAGACCTTGGCCCGTTCCCCCAACGGAGCAATCCGGGAAGGACTCGCCACCGATGTTACGGTACTGCAAGTTCAGAAACAGAACGACTTCTCTGTTGCGCTTCAGACAATCGCTCAGATCCGCGAACGGCTCAGTTATGCGTTTCTGCTCGCGGAGAGTACGATTCGCAATGCTGAGCGTGTTACCGCGGAAGAGGTCCGTCTCACCACGGCAGCGGTAGAACGCCAGCTTGGCGGGGTCTACAGCATCCTGTCTCAGGAGTTCCAGCTTCCGTTCGTGCGGTACCTGCTCCAGTACATGGCCAAGTCCAAGCGTCTCCCCAAGGTTCCCGATCAGTACGTCAAGCCGATGATCGTCACCGGCATCGATGCCTTGGGCCGGGGCAACGATCTGACCAAGCTGGACACGTTCCTGATCGGACTCCAGCAGGTGATCGGTCCCGAGGCCTTGGCCCAGTTCGTCAACATCGAGGAGTATCTGGCCCGTCGTGCTGCCGCGCTGGGTATCGATACCGATGGGTTGATCAAGTCTCAAGAGGAACGGCAGGCCGAAATGCAGCAGGCCGCTCTGGCTCAGGCCGGGCAGCAGGCTGCCGGTCCTGTCGCGGGCAAGTTGGCTCAGGCTGTTGCGGAGGGTACAATCCCCCAAGAGGCCCTAACGCAGGGAGCCCAAGCCGTTTCCCAGCAAATGCAAGGAAGTAGCCAGTGACCGAACGAATCCAATACAATGACGGTGTGACCGGTCCCGATGCCCCCGACAGCGGGGACCCCGGAGACGAGCATACGGAAACCACCCCCACGGAGCAGCCCCAAACCGAGACTCCCCAAGAAGAGGCTCCTGCTCCTGCGGATGACTCTACGGAAACCACCGAGCCCGACTCTTCCGGTCTCGACTTCGATCGGTTCACCGCCGAGGTGGCCGAGAACGGCACCCTGACCGACGACTCGTTCGCCGAGCTTGAGAAGGCTGGAATCCCCCGTTCCTTTGCGGAACAGTACATCGCCGGAACCAAGGCGATTCAGGACCAGCATTCCCAGAAGATGTACGAATCGGTCGGGGGCGAAGAGGCCTACAACGAAATGATCGAATGGGCCTCGGAGAACTTTTCCGAGGACGAGATCGATGCCTACAACAAGGCGATCACCACGGACGGTGCTTCGCAGAAGTTCGCTTTGAATGGACTCAAGGCGAGATACGAGGCGGCCAACGGACGGCCCAGCCTCGTTCGGGGAGCGTCCAAGAAGACCTCCTCAGGGTTCCGTTCCAC